CTTCTCCAACTGTATTTACTGGACCATTAAAAAGATATGATTGTGGTCCTCCTCCTTGGCCAACTGCTCCTTGATTTTGAGAAGTGGCTTGTTGGGCATTAAATGGAAGTAAAGGTGGTGGTTTAGCTAATAAACTAGTTACTCCAGCAGCAATCAGAGAAAGTCCAGCTAAAGCAAGAAATGGCGCCATTGGTCCAGCAAAGAAAGCTGCAGCTACGAGCGCAGCTCCAACAAAAATAGTAATAATTCTCATAAAACCACCGCCACCTCCTGATCCAGCAATTACTGGAATTATATCTATAGATTTTAATTTATTTCCAAAATTAGCGTAAATTTCTGTATCTTTTATATTTTCGAGGCTTGGTTTACTTGTAAAATCTAATGGTTTCTTATTGATTAAAATTGCATATTCTAAGTGATCTTGAGTTTTGCTCAAAATCCATTTTCTAAATTTTCCAGTATTGGCTTCAATAGCTCTTAAAGCTTCACTAACGCTTGAAACTTCAAGATCCCATTTTTCTCCTATTTCTTTGCCTAATCGACCATGTAAATTAACTTTTACCATTTTAACTCCTTCTAAGAACTGCAACCGTATTCCTTTTATAAAAATTACAGTAATTATCTATTTTAGAGAAACTATTCATTGGATGATGAAGTATTCTATTTTCACCTAAATATATAGCAAAATGACTTCCATATTTAAATCCATTTATAAGAAGTAGATCGTTTTTTATTAAATTATTTTGATCTTCAATTTTAATCAAATTATTTTTTGAGTAAAATTTATAAACTTCATCTAATATGTTTATATTTTGTAAGGTTTCATTTTGAATTATATTTGGATCATAATTTAAATCTATTTTAAATTCATTTTTAAAAAAATCTTTAATTAAAGTAAAACAATCATATTTCCTATATTCAAAGTATCTTCCTACATATTTATAAATAAAATTATCAGATTCATGTATTTTAAATTGATCAGTTTTTAAATGATACATTAAATAATTTAAAGCCATTTCATCTGAGTATAATCTATCTGTATCGCTAAAATTTTCATTATCATTAGTATGACTATGATAAACATATAGAATATTATATTGATCTTTTATATTTAAATAATCATCAACCTTGATTTGAAAATCTTGTTGTTTATCTGTTGCTACATTATCGCATTTTATACAATCAATTTTACCATTTTTTTCTATTATAAATCCACAGCATTCATTTGGAAATGAATCCTTTGCATGATTTTTAATAAAATTTTTAATTCTTGTATTCATTATTTTGTTTTATCTACTCCAGGAAATCCTCCGTATGGTAAGAATCCATTTAAATATTCTCCAGTATAATCCTTTGGTAACCCATGCGCATAATAAGAAGTTGGATCATGGCAATCACATCTTCTTGGCCATAATCCTGAATCTAAATTATACCAAGTTGGAATTATTGCATTTCTTAAATTTCCACCATATCCTGTATAACCTGGTATTCCAAAAAAGAAAAGTGCTGATGCATTTTGATCGAAAAATGAAGAATCAAAAGCATAATTTACTGCTGTAGGTCCTGGATAACTAGTATAAAGTAGTTGATTTTTATAAAAATTTATTGAACCATTTGCTCCTACTTCGACTTCTAATACCATATTTGTGTCATAAGTTCCAGCGTTTGCCACAGATTGCGTTCCACTTCTATAAATTTCAAGAGTTCCATTATTGCAATACCAAGCAAAATCAATATTAGTATAATTTGCATCAACGGTTGGATTTTTATCAATCCCAAACATAAATCTATTAGTTGGATGTTGGGGAATAGCTTCTGCATAACCAACATTTGCTGATGATAATCCACCTCGAGTAAATACTTGAGCATTCCATGCACCACCTGCTCCAGTTTTTGTAAATAAACCGTATGCAAATGCATTTCTAGGAGATGAGCCGCTAGTTATTGATCCCGTTGTGAAAGTAAAATCATACAAAGAGGATATTCTACCTAATGGATAAGCGAAATCTGATCCAGTTACTAAGTATCTACCAATAATGCCGTCATAATTCCAACCACCTCTTGTCATTGGCCAAAAAACTGGTCTAAAATATGGATTTTTTAACCATCTTAATCTACAAGCATAAGCTGTTTTACTGCAAGAGTCTGATCCCCAGAAATTTCTATTTGGTGGGGAATTAAACACTGTTCCTGTATGCCCAGTTAAAGAAACGTAATAATACTTAATTCCATTTTTTTCTAAAAAAGTGAAATCTCCTCTTTGATAAGCAAGCCCAGTATTCCATAATCCTTGATCTCCAACTCTATATTGACCACTAAAATTTAATTCTGAAATTTGTGTTCCTGCTGTTGTATTACTAGATATTAATCTCCATCCTGTATGCATTCCTCTTGATGGAAATGTTATATTATACGTTCCTGCGACTCGACCACTTAAATTCCATGCTAAATCAAATCCGCTTACGTCTCTTACCGTCATCCAAGATCCACCCGCTGGAGAAAATTGAATTTGGTAATTATTTGTGATTGTATTATTTGCTGTTAATCTAACTGTTGTTACTTCTGCTTGTCCACTTAAAGCTAGTTGAACAATACTTTGGGCCCCAATTTGGGTTATTGCTGGTGACGCTGTACTACCGTCATTAAGAGCAGTTGCACATTGGGCAGCTGTACCTGCATTTAATGTATAATTAGTAAAACTCCATTGATTTATATTTCCATAATTACCTACTCCAACTAAGTTATAAGCTATTCCACTAAATCTTGCAGAATCTGCTGTTCCACTTAAAATTGTATTTAAAAATAACTCATCATTATCTGTAGCAACTGGAGGAGCTTCTAATGGAAGGGTTATACTAACTTCTGGATTAGTAACTTGACCATATACTCCACTATGTATATAAGTTTTTCTTGAATTGTATTCATATAAACATCCTTCTCCTCTATATTGAAATGGACATTTATTAGCTAATACTGTTCTTGATGGTAAAGTTAAATTTTCAACATCTAAAATTGAAGCTAAAGAATATTCTATTTTATATTTATTTTCTGTTACTTTTCTTTCTACATAATAAATATCTCTAGGTAATTCTATTTCAGAAATACTTGGATCATTTGTATATGGATTATATCCTCCAGAAAAATTTGAACCATCTAAATATTTTAAAAAACTTTTTATTCTAGTAAATTTAGAGCCAACAATATCACCTAATGATTGAACTTGCATTCTAATATATTTATAAAATGAATTGTTAGATGTATCTGGAGCAGTATTCGCTACGGTTATTATTGGTGTTGCTAATGTTCCAGCAGAATTTAAATTAAAGCCTTCTGCCATTATTGGGAAAGGATAATAAAGATTTCCTTGCCAAGAAACTGTACCATATCTATAATTATTATCTGTAAGATTAAATAAATTATAATCATTATAAATTCTTAAAGTTCCACTGGTGAGTGGTTGTCCGCTTTGATTAAAATTACTAATTTGCGGATAAATTTCTCTTAAATCTAATTCATATAAATAAATTGGAGTACTTGGTTGGATACTAGATATTTCAGTATTTAATGACCTTGTTCCGCTTACTATTTGATTATAAATGTCAGAGCTTGTGGGCATTTTAGACTGCGACCTCTTCTATTTTTACTTTAATACTGTAATTATTATATGAGTTATATGATACATTCCAATTTGGAGCCACAAATCTAGTATTAAAATTAGTTTTACTATAAATAGTGGGAACATTATATATAAATGATTGCTGCCCACCTCTTTGATCAAGGAAGTGAAGCATTGATACGGCTTCCATTTCTAATCTATTATCAAAAATCGCATCAAATTTCATTAAATCAGAATTAATTCCATTATTAATTCTTTGTTGATATCCATTTCCAAATTGAACTTTTATAATATTTGGTTCAAAATTAACATTACTTGTATAAGATGGTTTCCAAAAAAAGTTTGGAACTAGAATGCTATTAATATTTATATACCCATCCCATTCAATTTGAAGATTTGGTAATGAAGTTGGATTATTTGCTGCCCCACTATTATTGTTTATAACAGAGTAATAAAATCTAGAATCTGATCCAGAAATTATATTATATTTAATATAATTAACTGTACTAGACCAGCCAGAAACTGTATCGTATATACTTGCCATAACCTTATACCTTTTAAATAATTACACTTGTTTTAATGGTGTAATTATATTAAATGGCTATCTTTTCTTCTAAACAAAATCAAAATATTTACTTAAATGGGCAATTTATTTCTGGAGTTCAATCTTTAGGGGTATCCTATGATACCAATATAGCTCCTTCTATAGCTATACAAGATACAGGATTTAATTTTTTTGTAAATGATCAAAATAAAGCTTCTATTAATATAGAATATATACCTTCTAATGTTGATCCAATTCTAGCTTTTACTGGACAAAATGTAATAAGTGGAACTTTTGGATATGCCGATAAATATTTAAATTTTAATAGCGGTTATTTGACTAGATATAATATTAAAACTTCTATTGATAATCCTATTGTTTGTCGTGCTGATATTGATGTTTATGGTCAATTCGCAGAGCAAACTGGAATAATAACAAATAATTCAATAAATTATAATATAACACCATATGACTTATGCTATATTGATATAACTTTTAATGAAGCTTTAACTAATAGGCTACTTTCTTTTGATATGACAATTTCCTCAGAAAGAGTTCCTCAGTATAATATTGGCGAATACTATCCAACTGAAGTATTTATAAAGTATCCTATAAAAATAGATTTTGCTTTTGACTTAGATATTGATAATTATATGATGTCTAATATGAGAGCATTTTTAACAAATAATGATATAAGATCGATACAAATAAATTTTAAAAATTATTCTACCTTAACTAATGTACTATCATTCAACTTCAATGATATAATTAAAAATAATGAAAGTTTAAATTTAAGTGTCGCTGATAATGGAAAAGCTTCTGTTAGCTTCTCTGCTTATATATTAAACTAAACTTTTTTAATTCTTTCTATAAGCTCAAAAATTTTAGCCTTTGGAATATCTGAGATTGAATTCAAGTTTTCTGCATTATCAAATTTTTCTTTAATTAATTTTTTCTTTAATTGATCAAAGTTAATGCTTTTATCTTTCATTACTTTTTCTAATAGAGCATGAGGAGAAGTTGGATTATCATTTTGAGATACTGAATCATCTATTAGTTTAGCATCTCCAAGCTCTTCTTGACTTACGATATTAATTTTTAAGAAATTTCTTACGCATCTAACGAAAGCGCGGTTTTCTGCAATTGCAGCTAAAAAGAATCTTGCAAAACTTTTTGTATTATTTACTGTTGCATCAGCAAGAGATTCAAAAATAATCTCTTTGCCACCAGTTTCATAATTTGGAAGCCAAGTAATCTTGCAACTTGTTGCAAAATAACTTTCAGATGCTGCGACAACTTTATATTCAACACTTGTATATCCGCGAATTTGAGCTAGTTCTTTTATTCCACCAAGAAGAATAAGTAGGTCTTTATCTTGAAGCTTTGAAACATCTGTTTCTTGTGTTTTTTGTCT